CCGAGCTGTTGGTGAAAATCAACACGCACCAGTACAACAACACCACTGGTGTCTAAGGAGTAAATCATGGCTATTTCACGCGCACAACTGCTGAAAGAATTGCTCCCCGGCTTGAACGCTTTGTTCGGTTTGGAGTACGCTAAGTACGGCGAACAGCACAAGGAAATCTACGAGACCGAGACTTCAGAGCGTAGCTTTGAAGAGGAAGTTAAGTTGTCTGGCTTCTCCGCAGCTCCCGTCAAGAACGAAGGCTCCGCCATCGCTTATGACAACGCTCAGGAAGCCTTCACTGCTCGCTACACCCACGAAACCATCGCTTTGGGCTTCTCCATCACTGAAGAAGCTGTGGAAGACAACTTGTATGACTCGTTGTCCAGCCGCTACACCAAGGCTCTGGCCCGTGGTATGGCTTACACCAAGCAGGTTAAGGCTGCTGCTATCTTGAATACTGGTTTTACCGCTGGCGTAACTTACGGCGACGGCGTTACCTTGTTCTCGACTGCACACCCCTTGATCTCTGGTGGCGTCAACAGCAACCGTCCGGCTACTCCTGCCGACCTGAACGAGACTTCGTTGGAAAACGCCGTCATTCAGATCGCTGCTTGGACAGACGAACGCGGCCTGCTGATCGCAGCTAAGCCCAAGAAGCTGGTGGTTCCACCTGCACTGCAATTCGTTGCAACTCGCTTGCTGGAAACTGAACTCCGCGTTGGCACTGCTGACAACGATATCAACGCCATCAAGAACAACGGTTCCATCCCCGGTGGTTACACGATCAACAACTTCTTGACCGACACCAACGCTTGGTTCTTGTTGACTGATGTGCCTAACGGTCTGAAGCACTTCATCCGTTCGCCTTTGGCGAATTCCATGGATGGTGATTTCGACACCGGTAACGTCCGTTACAAGGCCCGCGAGCGTTATTCGTTCGGCGTGTCTGACCCTCTGGGCGTGTACGGTTCTCCCGGCGCTTAATCCTTCGGGATTTATGAAAGGGCCCCTTGTGGGCCCTTTTCTTTTGGTGTATATTTGTTTAAACCCGGACTTTCCGGTGTATCTGACGGCTCCGGGCCGACGACATGCAGACAGATACGCCCCACTTGCATGTAAGGAATCATCATGGCTAATACCACCTTCAACGGCCCAGTTCGCTCCGAGAACGGCTTCCAATCTGTTTCCGTTAGCGCCACCACTGGCGCAGTCACCGTCAACGCTTCGTTCGGCTCTGACGTGGTGCTGGCTACTCAGTCCCTGTCTGGCGCTGGCGCAGTCAACGTCACCAGCGCATTCACCGCCCTGACCACCACAGGCGCTGCACAAGCCCTGACCTTGGCTAACGGCTCGGCTGGCGAGTTGAAAATCATCACTCACGTTGTGGATGGCGGCTCTGCTGTTTTGACACCCACAACTAAGATTGGCTTCACCACCATCACATTCACTGGGGTGGGCGAGTCCGCCACTTTGATTTACACCGCTGCTGGCTGGGCCATCGTTGCACTGAACGGCGCTGTTGCAGCTTAATCAACTCAAGGGGCTTCGGCCCCTTCTTTAAAGGAGATTGATTATGTCGATGCAATCGGACGTTAAATCGCAACACGCGTCAGTTTCGGGGTTGATGATTTCAGCTCGTACTCGCTTAAAGGGCGCGACTATTTTTCCGTTTTCTGGCGCAACAGGTTATTCGGCTTTTGTTGAAAACACCTCGATTGCCGGTACGTACGCACGTACTACAACCATTGCAACAGTAACCGCAGCAAACCACGGCTTGTCTACCGGCCAGTGGGCGTACTTAGACTGGGATTTGACTGACAACCCCTACCAAGTGACTGTGACAAACGCCAACGTCTTTACGGTAACTGTGGCAGATAGCGGTGCAGCAAGCGGTAGCGTGACTGTGTACAACAAGATGTTGCTTCAAGCTGACGCCTCAAACGCTACAGCCTACACTATGGTAATTCCCGGTCAGGGCATTTTGGCTCAAGAAGGAATTCGCGTGTTCTTGGGCGCAAACATTCACTGCACAATTTTTTATGGCTGAAGAGACACGCCCCATGGATGTTGCAGGTCGCAAACTGATGATTGCGATCCCTGCTTACGACGGCAAGTTGAACATCAAGACTTCGTTTGCCTTGGCCGATTTGGTGGTCAAGGCTTCGCAGTTTGGCGTTCAAGTACAACTGTCGCATCTGTCGGGCTGCTCTCTGATCACCAAGGCCAGAAACATTCTGGTCGCCAACTTCTTGGAGTCGGACTGCACGGACATGTTGTTCATCGATGCCGACATCGTGGTGGACGCAGAGTCCGTGCTTCGCCTGTTGGCGCTGAGCACTGGCAAGGACATCACAGCCGGGATGTACACTCGCCGTGCAGAGGATCGCAAGTTCTTCTTGGACATTTACATCGACGAAGCCAACACGCTTGAGTTCGACCAGTACGGCATGCTGCGGGTTGAGAACGTGGCTACAGGCTTCATGATGATCCAGCGCCATGTGTTGGAAAAGATGGTTGCAAGTCATCCCGAGTGGACGTACTTCAACGACGTGTACAACCGCAACGAAAGCGCCCTGTTTGACTTTGAGTTGACCAATGGGCAGTATGTTGGCGAGGACTACACGTTCTGCAAGCGCGCACGCAGAGATGGGTTCACGGTCTTTGTTGACCCAGAGATCACCCTGCCGCACGTTGGCTCGCAGGAATACCACCGCAGCTTCAAAGAGGCCGTGCTGATGCCGCTGATCGAGCAGCACTGCACTCCAAAACTGAAAGTCGTCAATGGCTAAGAAGACCCCATCCCTTGCAATCGGTCGTGGCGAGAAGTTGCCTGCCTCCAAGGGAGCCGGGTTGACAGCCAAAGGCAGAGCTTGCGAATTGTGTGGTGTGGACATTGACCATAAAAAGTCAAACGCAAGGTTTTGCAGCCGGGACCACAAGCGTAAAACTTCGGATATGCAGCGGGACCATTCAGCGGAGTACCAGCGCAACGCAGAAAAAAGACGCGCCCAAGCACTTGAGTACTACTACGCAAACCACGAGCAGGCTAAAAAACGGCAGTTGAATCGCCAAAAGTTGCGACCTGAAGTTTCTTCCGCAAATTCCGCCAACCGCAGAGCCATAAAGTTGCAACGAACCCCTGCGTGGCTTACTGATTTTGACAAGCTAAAAATCAGGTGCCTGCACTCCGTTGCTGCAATGCTAACCCGTGAAAATCAAGAGCCTTGGCACGTTGACCACGTAATACCGCTTCAAGGCGATTTGGTGTCTGGTTTGCACGTACCTAGCAATATGCGGGTGTTGCGAGGCAAAGAGAATATTTCAAAACACAACCGGTTTGAGGTGATTTAATGGCAAACCAAATTGCAAAAACCACCAAAGGCAAAGGTCGCAACTATCTCAGCACAAAAGAAGGTGCTGGAATGACTGCTGCGGGTCGAAAAGCCTACAATGCAAAAACCGGAAGCAACCTAAAAGCCCCGCAACCGCAGGGTGGCAAGCGCAAGGATTCTTTCTGCGCACGCATGTCAGGTATGCCCGGTCCAATGAAAGACGAGAAGGGCAAGCCCACTCGTAAAGCCGCGTCACTGGCGCGGTGGAAGTGCTGACATGGAAATGATGCTTTGGAACGCGGCCCTGAGTGCTATCGTGGGGGTCATGGGTTTCTTGCTTAAAGGCAAGTTTGATGAGCTGGATCGGCTCAGCATTTTGCTGAACAAGACCCGCGAGGAAGTGGCTCGTGACCACATTACCCGTTCTGAGTTTCGCGCAGACATGCAGCAGTTGATGGACCGGTTTGACCGACTTGAACGCAAGATTGACAACCTGAGAGGCAGCAATGCCCAGCACGAGTAAAAAGCAACACAACTTCATGGCGGCTGTGGCGAATAACCCAGCCTTTGCGAAGAAGGCAGGTGTCCCACAATCAGTGGGCAAAGAGTTCTCCAACGCGGACAAGGGCCGCAAATTTTCAAAAGGTGGCGATATGAAAGAATCTAAAGCGATGGCGGCAAAAGAGATGAACTTCATGAAGAAGAAGGGCGCTCCCAAGTCTATGATTAAGCATGAAATGGCCGAAGCAAAGGGTAAACCTTTTGCCAAAGGTGGTGGCATCTCTTCCTCTTTGAAGGCCCACGCCGCTGCTCCCGCTTCTAAAGCGCACGGCATGAAGAAGGGCGGCTCGGTTGGCACAACCAAGATGGGCGCAGTTCGTACTGCCGCTCCAAGCCGTGACGGTGTTGCCACCCAAGGCAAAACCAAAGGCATGATGGTCAAGATGGCCCGTGGTGGTAAAACCTGCTAAGGAGCTGACATGAGCCAAGCCGAAAAAGAAGCGCGTCAGATGATTGCGGATAAAAAAGCTGCCGAGGCTGCTGAAAAAGCATACAACGCAGCCAGCAAGACGCCCCCAGCGCCAGCGCCTACGGTTAAGAAAGCCAAAGGTGGTAGCGTTACTCGCGCTGACGGCTGTGTGACTAAAGGTCGTACTAAGGGCACAATGGTCAAAATGGCTATGGGCGGCAAAACCTGCTAAGGAGTTGAGATGGCACGCAATCCAAACATCGATGACGACACACGCGCTCGCGCCATGAAATTTGTGGAAGACGCGGACATGCGTAAACCTGCGGTAACAGCAAATTCAAAGCAACGCGTGGTCAGCAAAAAAGAGTTGGAAGACTCTGGCATGAGCTTGCGTGACTTCTTGAACAAAGAACGCGGTTTGACTAGGCGTGAAGATAAATCCATGAGCAAAGCCGCTGCTGAAAAGCAGTTGGGTATGGGGGAAAAGCCGTCAAAAGAAGCAGTGTCTAGTGCAAAAGCGCAGCTTGGATTAGAAAGCCCCGCCGCAGCCCCTACTACGCCTTCCACTGACGTAACCAAAATGTCTTTGGCCGAACGCGCACGGATGAGTCGTGACCGCGCTAGGTCTGGTAGCACAACTGATACACGCTCTGTTGGTGAACGTATCCGCTCTGCTTTGGGCGGTAAAGATCGCGGCGAAGAGACTATTGAACCTGATAGTTCTGGCATTGGCATGAAGCGCGGCGGTAAGGTCAAGAAGATGGCTTCTGGTGGCTCCGCTTCTAAGCGTGCAGATGGTATTGCTTCCAAGGGTAAAACTCGCGGAAAGATGGTGTAACCATGAGAGCTAGTCGCGGTATGGGAGACATCCTCCCCTCTAAGATGCCCAAAGGCGTGAAAAAAGCACGCCGGGATGACACCGACTTCACCCAGTACGCCGCTGGCGGAAAGGTGGGGTTGTACGCTAACATCAACGCCAAGCGTGCGCGTGGTGAAAAGATGCGCAAGCCGGGCCAAAAGGGCGCACCAACAGCGCAGGATTTCATTGAATCCGCCAAGACAGCAAAGAAGTAAACCATGACCACTACCGGCTCCACACTCTTCAATATGGACTTCACGGAAATTGCCGAGGAAGCATGGGAGCGTGCGGGCCGGGAAATGCGTTCGGGTTATGACTTGCGTACAGCGCGTCGCTCGATGAACCTGATGACCATTGAGTGGCAGAGCAAGGGCATCAACATGTGGACAATGGAGCAGGGGTTCATTAACCTGACCCCGGGCTTGTCTACATACGCCTTGCCAACAGATACGATTGACTTGCTTGAGCAAGTTATTCGCACGGGCCAAAACACCGCATCAACTCAAGCTGACCTAACCATCAGCCGGATCAGTGTTTCTACTTACGCGACCATCCCGAACAAACTTCAGCAAGCTCGACCAATCCAAGTCTGGATTCAGCGGCTGTCTGGTGAAGTGAATCCAACATCGGCAACCCTTGATGGAGCCATCAACTCCACAGACACTACGCTCACGCTCAGCACGGTGGTTGGACTGGCGGGATCGGGCTTCCTCCGCCTTGATTCGGAAGACATCTACTACACATACATCACCGGAAATGTTCTGGGCGGGGTGTTCCGTGGACAGAACAACACAACAGCCGCCTCGCACATCACAGGCACTGCGGTTTATGTCCCTCAGTTACCTGCGGTAACCGTCTGGCCTACGCCCGACAACTCCACCCCATACCAGTTTGTGTATTGGAGACTGCGCCGAGTGCAAGATGCTGGCGCTGGTGCCGAGACTGCCGACATGAACTTCCGCTTTCTCCCGGCCTTGGTGTCTGGGTTGGCGTACCACATTGCAGTCAAAGTCCCTGAGCTGATGCCGCGCATTCAGATGCTCAAGCAGATGTACGACGAAACTTTTGAGATTGCCGCTGGAGAGGATCGCGAGAAAGCTGCCGTGCGGTTCGTGCCTCGTCAGATGTTTATCGGAAGCGGCGGGGGTTACTGATGGGTAATCGGTTCGCATCCGGCAAGAAAGCGATTGCGGAGTGTGATCGCTGCGGCCAGCAATATCAACTCAAGAAGTTGCGCACCGAGATCATCAAGCAGCGCAAGTACGAGCTGCTGGTGTGCCCGGAATGCTGGGACCCAGATCAGCCGCAGTTGATGCTTGGCACGTTTCCTGTAGATGATCCACAGGCCTTGCGCAACCCCCGCAGAGATACAACGTACGTCACATCTGGCGTAAACTCAGCAGGAAACCTGTCTGGCGGGTCGCGAGACATCCAGTGGGGGTGGAACCCGGTTGGTGGTTCCAGAAGTTTTGACAATTTACTGACGCCAAATTACTTGGCATTGGGTGTGCAAGTTGGTACAGTCACCATTCAGATAGGAGCTTAAAATGGCATTCACACGATCAGCAGATGGCATCGCCAAACAAGGCAAAACCAAGGGCAAAAACCTTGGTGACAGCGGTCCCACATCCAAAGAGATGATGGGCGGCAAACCCGGCAAAAGTGGCGGTGGCAAAACCAACGCGGACATGAAGTCCATGGGTCGCGGTCTGGCTAAAATTGCAGCACAGAAACGAGGCTAATATGGCAACCTTCAGCAAGAAAATGATGGGCAAAGAAGTTGGCGATGCCAAAGTCTACGCCAAGCCGCACACAATGGACGGCAAGACTGTGAAAGCCCAAACCAACCCCGGTAAAGAGCCAAACCACAGCCGCGTTGACACGGTCAACATGAGCGTTGGTGCAATGAGCAACAAGCCTGACGGCATGCCTACAAAGACCAGCGGTATTAAGGTGCGCGGTACTGGCGCTGCCACCAAGGGCTTGATGGCACGAGGCCCAATGGCTTGAGGTTGATATGACGTACAACGAACTGGTCACTGCCGTCCAAGACTATTGCGAGAACGTCTTCGCAACAGCGGACATGAACACCTTCATTCAGCAGGCGGAGCAGCGCATCTATAACACTGCGCAACCCGCCAATCTGAGGAAGAACGTGACGGGTTCTTTGACGTCTGGCAATAAGTACTTGGCAGCTCCCGCTGACTTTTTGTCTGCGTACAGCCTTGCCATCTACCCAGCCTCCGGCACTGGCGACTTCTTGTACTTGCTGAACAAGGATGTGAACTTCATGCGTGAAGCGTATCCAAACCCAGCAACAACAGGCAAGCCCAAGCACTACGCCATCTTTGGGCCGCAGTCCAACGACGTGAATGAGCTTTCGTTTATTGTGGGCCCCACCCCAAACGCCGCATACAACGCTGAGCTTCACTACTATTACTACCCAGAGTCCATCGTGACCGCCGGTACGTCATGGCTGGGTGATAACTTTGACTCTGTGTTGCTATACGGAACCATGTGCGAAGCGCTCACATACATGAAAGGTGAGCCTGATATGCTAAAACTGTACCAAGATCGGTACACTCAAGCTATTGCTCTGTACAAAAATCTGGCTGATGGCAAGCAACGTATGGATGCTTATCGCGATGGTCAAGTGAGGATTCAAGTGTCATGAGTATTCTTCAAACAGCTACAACAAGCTTCAAAGTTCAACTGCTTCAAGCGGTTCACAACTTTGGCCCAACATCGCCAGACACATTCAAGATTGCGCTGTACACGGCGGCTGCCGACGTAAACGCAAGCACAACCATCTACTCAACAGCGGATGAGGTGGTGGGCACGGGGTACACGGCTGGAGGCAATACTTTGACCATCTCCGTCTCTCCCACGTCTGGCAACAACGCGCTGTCCATACCTACGGCGTACATTTCTTTTGCCAACACATCTTGGGCAAACGCCACGTTTACGGCTCGCGCAGGCTTAATCTACAACGTGACGCAAGGCAACAAATCCGTTGCGGTGCTGGATTTTGGCGCGGACAAAACTGTCAACAACGACACATTCCAAGTCATCTTCCCAGCACCCGATGCCAACAGCGCCATTGTGCGTATTTCGTAAGGACCAATCATGGAACACAGTTCAGCTAAAGACGTCGTGACAGCGGCAACAGTTATGCGCCCAACGGGCACTGAAGGCGCTTGCGCTGGTGGTGTTTTTACTGTGACTTGCGTTGGCGCAGACGGCGTAGAGAAGTGGTCTGACACCTTCCACAACTTGGTGGTCAACCAAGGATTGCAGGACATGAACTCCAAGTATTTCTCCGCCTCCGGTTACACGGCGGGTTGGTTCCTTGGTTTGGTTCAAGGCCCCGGTTCTGGTACAACATTTGCCGCTGGTGACACACTTGCCTCGCACGCTGGCTGGACAGAGCTGGCCCCCGGCACCGACTACACAGGCAACCGCAAGGCGGTGACTTTTGGCACGGCCACAACCGCTGACCCTTCGGTGATCTCCAACTCCGCAGCGCCGTCTTCGTTTGCCATGTTGGTGAACGGCACAGTGGTAGCTGGCGCACTCTTGTGTACCGTGGCCTCGGGAACCTCAGGCATTCTGTTCTCTGCTGGAGACTTCACAGGTGGTGATAAAACCGTGGACAACGGCGATACCTTGAACGTGACCTACACCTTCTCTCTCGACGCCGCTTAACAGGAAGTGCGGTGTTTGGAGATGTCACCTTTGCCCAAGCACCCTTCGCCTCTTTAGGCGGGAACACGTTTTCTGTTTCCGTTGCTGACTCCGCAACCGCTGTAGCCAGTCAATCGCAATTAACAACCCGTGGCGGGTTTCAAGCGGAGTCGTCTACTGGACAAGACTTTGCTTCAGCCCAAGGTGTGTTGACCGCTTTCGCGGCAGAGTCAGCTATAGCGTCAGATGCACAGTCAGCCATAGCCGCCTTGGTGGCTTCGGTACTGGAGACCGCATCAGGCTCAGCAGCCCAAACAGCAACAGGCGTTTTTGTAGCCTCTCAAGCAGAAACGGCTACAGCCTTAGCAATTCAGGCTGCGGTTGGTGCGTTCTTGGCCTCGCAGGCGGAGACGGCAACCGGCAGTGATTCGGTGTCCCGTGCGTTGTCAATTTCTGTTGCTGTTGCCGAAGGCGCGGCAGGCTCGGACTCCGTAATCTCGCAGATCAGCGTCAACGCAACCATTGCAGAAGCGGTCAGCGCACTGAGTTCACTCGGCGTCCTCAGAACAGCAAACGTCTACCCGGCAGGGGTGCAGCTTTACATCAGCATCGGCGGGGCTTTGGTCTGGGCTGCGGTGAATGACACACAAAACCCAGATTGGCAAAATATCAACGACACGCAAAGCCCGAACTGGCAAAATGTCAATGACACACAAAATCCCGGCTGGACCAACCTGCCGTCGTAAGGATCAAAAATGGCTTTAGTTCTCAAAGACCGGGTTAAGGAAACCACCACCACAGCAGGGACGGGCACGGTAACACTCGCCGGTGCGGCTGCGGGGTTTCAGCCTTTCTCCGCCGTGGGTGATGGCAACCAGACCTTCTACGCCATCGTGGACGCAACATCTGGCGCTTGGGAGGTCGGTGTCGGCACTTACACAGCCTCCGGCACAACCCTGTCCCGGACTACCGTGGTGTCGTCCAGTAACGCTGGCTCGTTGGTAAACTTTGGCGCGGGCACCAAGGATGTGTTTGTTACCTACCCATCGTCTCGGGCGGTGTATCTGGACGCGGCAGGCTCCGCCGTCACAACGTTGGACATCGGCACTCTGGGGACCAGCACAGCCAACATCTCAACGGCCAACATTACGGCGGGGACAGTTGCCAACGCGCCGGTCAACAACACGGACATCGTCAACAAGCAGTACGCTGACGCGATTGCATCTGGCATCCACTTCCATGAAGCGGTCAACTTGGCGACCACAGCAGCACTGCCTGCGAACACGTACAACAACGGCACATCCGGGGTTGGGGCTACGCTGACAGCAACTGCCAACGGCGCTCTGTCTGTGGACTCAATCCTTACTACCGCTTCAGAGCGGGTACTGGTCAAGAACGAAGCGGCTGGTGCGAATAACGGTGTGTACACTGTTACGCAGGTCGGTTCTGCTGGAACACCTTACATCTTGACCCGCGCCACAGACTTTGATTCCGTCGGCACCGGAGTTAACGAGATCGACGAGGGCGACTTCTTCTTGGTGACCAGCGGTACAGCCAACGTCAATACCGCTTGGGTGCAGCAGACCCCTCCACCCATAACCATTGGCACGACAGCCATTGTCTTCCAGCAGTTCTCTGCACCGATCACCTATACGGCGGGTACGGGCCTGAACGAGTCGCCAACCTACACGTTCAACATTGCCAACATCGGTACTGCGGGCACATACGGTTCAGCGTCCTCCGTTCCGGTAATCACAACAAACGCGCAAGGCCAAGTCACGGGCGTTACCCCCACGGCCATCGCCATCAACGGTTCGGCGGTCACGGGCAACATTACGGGTTCTGCCGGTTCTGTAGCCAACGCACTGACTGCGGGCACCTTCCTGACCAGCGGCGGTACGTTTGATGGCTCCGCTGCGCGTACGTTTGCTGTGGATGCAACAGATGCCAACACGGCTTCCAAGGTTGTGGCGCGGGATGCCTCCGGCAACTTCTCTGCGGGCACCATCACAGCCGCCCTCTCGGGCAATGCAACCTCGGCCACCAATGTGGCAAACGGAGCGGCAAACCAGATCGTGTACAACACTGGCTCCGGTGCAACGTCGTTTGTTTCGGCGCCAACAGCTTCCGGCGAAGTGCTCGGCTGGAACGGCTCCGCGTTTGCCTACACAACCTCGATTGCCTCGGCTACCAACGTCACAGGCACTGTTGCAATTGCAAACGGAGGCACAGGCGCAACATCCCTGACGGCCAACAACGTATTGCTTGGCAATGGCACTTCTGCTGTTCAGGTGGTGGCCCCCGGCACAAACGGGAACGTACTGACATCAAACGGTACAACGTGGCAATCATCGACCCCTGCGGCGCAGGCTTATCCCGGTGCAGGCATTGCTGTTTCTACTGGAACAGCTTGGGGGACATCCAAAACCACCCCGACCGGCGATGTTGTGGGTACATCTGACACGCAGACCCTGACCAACAAGACGATTGCTTTTGGTAGCAACACCTTAACCGATGTTGCCAGCATCAACACGGCTCAGACCTTTACAGGCACAAAGACATTCAGTGGCACATCTTCAACCCAAGCCATTGTTCTAAACGACGCGGCAGAAGTTGCTACTGTCTCGGCTACGGCGGCTACAGGCACAATCAACTACGACATCACCACGCAGTCGGTGCTGTACTACACCTCCAACGCATCGGCAAACTGGACGGTCAACTTCCGCGCTTCTAGCGGCACAAGCCTGAACACATTGATGAGCACAGGGCAGTCTATGACTGTGGCTTTCTTGGTCACTCAAGGCGCTACGGCTTACTACAACAGCGCGGTTCAAGTGGACGGCACAACCTCTGGGGTGACAACTCGCTGGCTTGGCGGCGCTCCTACTGCTGGTAATGCAAGCGGCATCGACAGCTACCGCTACCTCATCATCAAGACAGGCAGTGCAGCCTTCACCGTCTTGGCAAGCAACACACAATTCAAGGCTTAAACCATGCCATTACAAGCAACCAGTGGTGCAGCTAGTTACGATGCTTTTGGCGGCGGCTCGGCTGCTGTCCCGAACTACATTGAGGACGTGTTCAGCACTTGGCTGTACACAGGCAACGGCGCTACACAGACCATCACCAACGGGATTGATCTGGCGGGTAAGGGCGGTCTTACATGGATAAAGGGACGATCAGGGGCGACAGATCACGCTTGGTATGACACCGCCCGTGGAGCTACGTTTGATATTG